GGTTAGCATCGTATTCTTTTCTTTCTCAATCATCCCATTTTGGTCTGTCGTCACTTGTTCCAGATCTGCAATAAGATGAACGCAGGTCGGATCAATTACTATTCTATTATGAGCAAATTCTCCATTAGTAATATTGAGCGACCTGCGTTGCGAAATGCCATGCCTGTATCTTAATTGCCATCCCTTTCTCGCCAATATTTCCAAGTCACTTATATAAGCATTTGTCTCTCTCGCCGAACCTGTGCAATCAGGATAAATAACAAGTAATCTATCTGGATAATTAATAGCAATTAAATCAGCCATTTGGTATGTATTTGAATTGCGGAGATAATATTCAGAAAAGACATAAAGCGTGTCACCTCGCCAATATCCTACTACTGCTGTCATTGGGTCAACATTGAAATCAATACCAATCTGCAGTATGTCATTTGGCATAGGTGGTTCTACTTTTCTGATATGCTTATCACGGGAAAAAGCATAGTATGCCTGTATCCCATTCAGATTGACAAACTCTCCCCGGATATATGCATTAACCATTTTCTCGTCATAACTTGCTAATAAATCATCTATATATGTTTGAGAAAGATATATATTATCAGTTGTTTTGGCTCTAATTAGTTTAGTCCCTGGATTTGGTTTTTCCTGAAGAACTTCATAACAAGTTGAAAATCCTTCTGGAGAGCTAACCATAAACAATTGACTGTCTTTTCTGCCTCTCAATCTTTCCCTGAAGCGATTTACTGCTCTAAGCCCTTTTTGCTTCGGAATAATATCTATTTCATCAATTCCTGCATCCGTAAATGTCTCGCCAACTATTCTCTCAGGATATGAAATAGATTTGATATGCAAATCGCCGAAATCAGTTTTTATTAAAAGATTAGATATATTTGAGACATAATTTATTTTGCATTCGTCAAGTATTTCGCAAAATGGAAAAAAGAATAAAGATTTCCCCATTTCGTAAGTTGGATAACCAATCCCTATATTAGATTTGCCGATTGCTCCCGGTCTTTTCGTGAGACAAAGTAATGCTTTGTAGAGAAAACTGATTGTTTTTCCTGAGCCGAGACCACCTACTAACCCCAAAGTTCTTGACCAGTCATTCAAGAATTGCCATTGGTGTGACAAAAAATCCTCTTCTCGTAATCTAATTGTTATCACTTTCTGCCTGCTTTTTTGGCACTAATATAACTGTATAATTTTTGTTCACATCCTCATCCGGCATTGGATTATCCTTCTGATCGAGATATTGTTTTCCGAGCCAAACTAAAAGGGTAGAATTATGTTCTTCAATCGCTGTCTTGACTTGCGCTTCGGACAGTTTCATCTTCATTGACGAAAATCCTTTTTTATATGCCTTGGAAAACTCAGAATCTTCGTCTTGCATGGCAGCTCGGATTGTATCTACGTGGCAGCCGATCTGCTCAGCCATTGTGTCGTATGTAGCACGGAAGTATCCAAATATTTTGGCTTGCTTAGGATCAAGCTCGATGCGAGGCCGTCCTGTGGGCTTTTTAGCTTTAGGATTTTGTTGCTTTTTCATACTTCATTCTTTCTATTATTTGGTTTTTTGTTTCCCATGCCATTTTGTATTCCGTATTTGCAAAAAGCTTTGAAAATCCAGTAAGATGTTTTAGCTTTAAAAGCTCTTCTGGCTCCATCCCAAGCTCATTACACACGTCCGCATCACTCATGCCTTCGTCAAGCATCTTAAATACAAGGTTACTCATACCATCTATGCTGTGTTCACCTCTTGCTCTGTTGTGCCTAACAGTTGCAGCCATTCTTTCTGAAATACTTTTCTTTATGATTACAATTGGCACCATGCCGCTATTAGCTTCGTAAATGTCTTTCTTAGTCTTGCATACGTAATATCTGTGGAATCCGTCAACAATAATATACTTGTCCCTGTCTGCGTCATATATCGTTACTATTGGCTGCGTATAACCATCTTTCTTAATGCTTTTATACAACAGCCCCATTTCTACTGTTGCCACTGCATTAGGATTATAGTCATTAGGCTCCACCTTTTCTATAGGCACCCATAAGACGCAATCAACGGGCTGCTGAATGGGGCTTTCTTTGTGTAGCGCTATCTTAATCTCGTTAATTTCTTTTATTGTTTTCAATTTGAACTGCCTTTTTAATTTCATCTACTTGCGCTTTAGTTAGATACTTAGAATGCTTAACCATTTCCATTTGTCTAATACCTCTATGGAACTGCCTAAACGAATTGACGCATTGCGTTAATCTGAAATTTTGTATTTTAGTAAAGTCCCAATCAGATGACAGGATGGTATTAATGGCAACCTTCCAAAAGTCTGTTTCTATGGATTCTCCCCTTGATATGAATGAAAACTCATAATCATAATTAATCTGTTTTACCCATTTTTCCCGGTCTTCCTGTTTTTGAATTATGTTTTCTGCCAAGTAGAAAGCATATTCTTTCCATGTTTTGAATGCGTTGGGGAGAGAGCCAGGGCAAGTAAATGAATTAAGTTTTATTTGCTTTATGGTATTTGCGCCATCTATCCTTTTTTGCAGTTTTGCCCACGTAGTGGGTTCAATCTTTTGAACTTCTGTAAGGTGTTTAAGCGCTGTTTCGTGATGCAGATTAGATATTCTCATGCCTGATACAGGAACTCCAAACCTAAACATTTGATCATACACCTTGTTGTATTTTGAGCCAGTGCTTTCAATGTATTTCCA